GTAGTAAAAATAATGTAATCCTTGTAGGCGATCCAGGTGTTGGTAAGACTGCGATTGCATAAGGACTTGCCTTTAATATTGTAAAAGGTGCTATCCCTGATTTCTTAAAAGAATACACAGTCTATAACTTAGACATTAGTGCTATGTTAGCCGGCAGTAAATATCGCGGAGACTTTGAAGAGCGGTTCAAACTGGTACTCAAAGGTCTAGCTAAGAAAGGCAAGACTGTGTTGTTCATCGACGAAGCACACATGATCAGTGGTGCAGGATCTGCAGGTAACAGTAGTAACGACCTTGCTAACATGATGAAACCTGCACTGAGCAAAGGTAATATTAAAGTTATCGCTAGTACAACATGGGAAGAGTACCGCAAGCACTTTGAAAAAGATCGTGCGCTTATGCGTCGTTTCCAACGCATTACTGTTGACGAGCCTACTGAAGAAGTATGTTTACAAATCCTTAAAGGTATTAAGAAATACTACGAAGGATATCATAATGTTAAGATTGACAACGATGCTCTACAAGCATCTATTAAATTAAGTGTAAAATATCAAACTGATAAGAAATTACCAGATAAGGCAATTGACTTAATTGATTTGGCTGCTTCGCGTTTTAATCTAAAACTAGCCGATGAACGGGTTATTACAGCACGTGAAATTCAATATGAGCTTGCTAAGATGACCAACATTCCATTAGAGCAAGTTTCAGAAACAGAAAGTGCTCAAGTCATTGGCCTACAGAATAAACTAGAATTAGATGTGTATGGTCAGGATGGCGCACTACAAGAAGTAGTTGATAAAATTATTGTTGCTCAAGCAGGACTTAAATCAGAGAACAAACCCGTTGGGTCGTTTGTATTCATGGGGCCAACTGGTTGCGGTAAGACCGAAACAGCTAAGTCTTTATCTAAGAACTTAGGTGTCAAACTATTGCGCTTTGACATGTCAGAATACCAAGAGAAGCATAGCATCTCTAAGCTAATTGGTAGCCCTCCAGGTTACGTAGGATTCGAAGACAACGCTGGATTATTGATTACACAGATTCAAGAAGCACCAAATGCTGTACTACTACTTGACGAAGTTGAAAAGGCACATCCAGATGTAATGACAGTGTTACTGCAAATTATGGATAACGGTTTTGTAACAGGTAGTAATGGAAAACGTGCAGACTGCCGTAATTTAATTCTTATCCTTACAACTAATGCTGGTGCACAAGATGCTGAGAAGAACACCATCGGTTTTGGGGGTCAAGAAAAAGACTACAGCGATAAGGAACTTAAGAAATTCTTTACTCCAGAGTTCCGCAATCGTTTAGATGCTATTATTACATTCAATAAATTATCTAAAGAAGTTATGGTTAAGATTGTTGATAAGTTTATTGAAGAGATTCGAGTACAGGTTAAAGAGAAAGGTATTCGTATCAAGGTTGATAAAGATGCAGTTGAATGGTTAATTACAAAAGGCTTTGATCCTAAGATGGGTGCTCGACCATTAGCACGTGTAATTGATAAAGAAATTAAACGTGATCTTGCTCGTATGATGCTATTTGGTGATCTTAGAACTGGTGGTTGGTTAACTGTGAGTGTTGAAAATGATAAACTACAACTGACAGGAAAACCGAAACCTGTTAAAACAGTACCTCTATTAACAGCAGAAAACATTACTGAGTCAGCAGATGGAATACAAAGTAACTAGACAACTATTCCGGAACAAGTACCAATACAAAATTGTATTGATATGTGCTGGCTCACAATGGTTTCGATCAGGTGACCTCGATGCTATCTATGAGCAGTTAACTAGGTTTATTCCTACAATTGATAGAGAAGATTCTATGCGGCATGCGTGGATTACTAAGATTAAATCTAAAGAGGATTTAGATTTTTGTTTTAAATTACACAAGCAACTGTGCAAAATGTCTGATTTTGATGTTAGAGTAGAAAGTCCGTGGCTTACAATCTATACAAATAATAAAGCAGATATTGATAGTCTTAAAAAGATAGAACCTAACCAAGTTAAGTACATCAGCCAACCTGATAAAAATATTGTGCTAGAACAGGGTATAGTTGTAATGACTAAAACTAACTACGATTTTAAAGTTACCCTTGGAAAAACCATAAAAGAGTACAGTGCATTTATTGAGTGGGCAGAAACTAATAAAAAGTTAAAACTAACAAAAAGCTGTAAGTCTGCACTTAACAGCAACAGATCGTGGGGCGGAACACACTTTTACGTAACAGGCGAAAAAAACCTATTGCTAGCTAAGATGCATTTAGGTGGCAGTATCAATAAAGTCGAGCGCATCGTCAAATCAGACCAATAGCACGAAATTGTTATTACGATAAATACTATATCCGTAGCTGACAGGCTATATTATATTATATTGGGCTAAAAATGCGTATTACAGAACTGCTAGAAGGTAAAAAATTCGATGATCTAGAGTTTGTTCAGAGAACAGGCGATAAGGACGAGATTAACTTTGATCTGCCAGACGATCTATCACATTTTATGCATAATAATGATAATGTGTATAGAACTCATGTATATCCAGTTATTGCTAAATGTCTACATCTTGTAAAGACTAAACAAGATTTCCAACCATCTGTGTTTGAAAAAGCAGCAAAAGAATGCTATCGAGCATACTTACAAGAATATCCAATCCGTCATCTACCAGATGATCTTGATAAAGGTACTTGTAAAAAAGTTTGCGAAAAACTATATAACGAATTCAAACAACATCACGCAGACGGTCTGTATAAGGTCTAATTGTGCTGTTACGAGAGCTATTCCTCAGCGAAGCAGAAGTTGCCCCAGTTAAACAATTGGGTAGAACTTTCAATCATCTCGAGGATCTAGCATTCTTACATAATTCTGCTGGTGCTATTGAAGCACTAGATCATCTTAAAGAAATTACAGCCGGTAAAGGCGAACAGTTAAGATTGAAATGGGACGGTAGTCCACAAGTATATTGGGGCCGTGACGAACAAGGTGCATTTACACTTGCTGGACATAACCAATGGCTGCGTAAAGTCAAAGCATCAGCTCCAGAACAGGTGCAAGACTTTATTTCTAATCAAAGCGGTAATCCAAAGACCCCAGAAGAAAAAGCAGAACGTGATCAGTTCGCACAACACTTTTCATCACTATGGCCGTTGTTTGAAGCAGCGACTCCTGCAAAGTTCCGCGGTTACGTTTATGCTGATGCATTATTTTTAAGCCGACCAGAAATAGATGCCAACAGTGTTTATAACTTCCATCCTAACCCAAAAAGCAAAACAGTATATCATGTTAAGAGTGAAAGTGATCTAGGTCATCGAATCAGTCAAGCTGAAGTTATGGTAGTCGGTCACGGTACATTTGATGTATTTGGTGCTCCAGATAATACACAACAACCTAAGGTTAGCTTCGATGAATTTAATTCAAACCCACAATTAATTGTTATGGGCCCAGAATATGTAACAACTAAGACTAAAGTAGACACGCAAGAAATTGATCGGGTTGAAGCAGACATTAAACAATCTGCAGGTGTTATTGATAGTTTCCTAGCAATAGCATCCACTCCGGGTGCTGGCCTAAGCAATTTAAAAGAAGGTGTGTTATATCCTTTCGTCAACTGGGCAGCGAAATCAAGACAGTTAGATAATCTAAGTAGCGACTTATTTTATAGTTGGTTAGCACAACAAGATACCAAAAAGGTTAGTCAGCCTAAGAAAGATAAAATTTCAAGTCCACATTATACACCAGCATTAGATGCCATCTTTAGAATTGTACTAGAGATAATGACACTTAAAGAACACGTAATGGCACAAGCAGCCGCAGGTGCAAGTGGTGATGTATGGGCAACTAATGGTGAAGGACATGTTCGTTATAAGAGTCAACATCATCAATTCAGTCATGTTAAGTTTGTACCTCGCAGAGATATTCAAACACCTAATGGCGCTATTCCGGCTTGGACACCATAATGAAATTAAGAGAACTATTCGAATCTGCGCATCACAAAGCAACCGCGGCATTTTGTTTCGGTCGATTTAATCCCCCACATCAAGGTCATGCACAAGTATGGGACGCAGTTAAACATGCTGGACAACATTGGTACATAGGTACTAATCCTGGGACTATTGGCCCTAATGATCCACTGCCGTTTGATCTTAAAACTGCCTGGATGGCTGCTATTGATCCTAGCATCCAAGGACATATATTAGGTGAAACAAGTATTGTTACACTAGCGGCTCGCATTTATAGCGATGTCGGTGATGGTGCAACTATAGCTTATGTAACCGATGCCACTGACTGGGCCTGGGCTGGTAAACTGTTACATCAGTATAACGGTAAAGAAAGTGCCCACGGATATTTCAATTTTGCTAAAATCATTCATGTGCCTAGTCCACGTGTAAGTAGTGCCACTGCATTACGCACTGCCGCTCGTGCAGGAGATATGCAAGCATTTTATCAAGCTGCTGGCACAAATCCAGACCTAGCAGTTAATGGACAGCATTATTACGATACAGTTGTTGCCGCAGTTGGACAACATCCTGAAAAAGTTAAAAAAGTTAAAAAGGAAAAAGAAAATGGAAGAGAAATACCATCTAGCACTTAAGACAGCATTTGCTAGTGAATTTAGTTTTTATCTAAAAGCTCATAACTTTCATTGGAATGTTGAAGGTCCGTTATTTGCTCAACTACACGAATTGTTTCAAACTATATATGAAGAAGTATATGGCAGTATTGATCCATTTGCTGAACATCTACGTGCTCTACAGGTATATGCTCCTGCTAGTCTGCAAAAATTCAGCATGCTAACTACAGTACAAGATGAAAATCATGTACCAGACTGGAGTGGTATGTTGCAGGAGTTGTTAGCAGACAGCGAAAAAATGGCTAACATATTCCGTATTACATTTGAAATGGCTGAACAGCATGGAGATCATGGCCTAAGTAATTTCTTAGCAGATCGTCAGGATGCACACAAGAAGCATAGTTGGATGTTACGTAGTTCACTAAAATGAAACAGTACAGAATCTCTACTGAAAATCTAAATCAAGATAGTCCGGATGACTGTTTTTTAGATAAAAACGATCCTGTGTATGAAATTAAAAGTCTACAATATCTTGCAGGATTAGGCCACAGTGCTAGATTGCACGAGTATAAAGTAGAGCAAGGTAGTAATATTTCAGTTACTGGTAATGAAAAAGCACAGTTGCAAAGAGAGCTAAATATTAGACCAGGAGACTTAGAATGGTTTAAGCTATGGTTCAGCCGTCCTTATTGGAACGGGACTCCTCCGGAGTTTAAGGGAAAAGTATGAAAATTTTAGATATTATTTCTAACGGTAAGCAACACTTAGCAGAGATAAGCAATACACCAACTGGTAGGCATCCACATGCACATGTAAATGCCGGGCAAGGCTATCATTTATTCCGCGATATTGGCGGGTACGATCGTATCTATCATTTAAATCGTATTATGATGGCTACTGCAATGGCTGACGGTAAGAGCAAAAAGAAAGTAAAAATGGATCCTGACAGTTGGGTTGAAAAGTACAATGTAGCATTTCCCTATACTGATGAAGAGCATATGATGGTTAATCAAGCTATTGCAACTATACCTAGCGATGCAGGCGAACTAGAAAAGCGCAGTAAGAGTAAAGAAGCTAAAGATACAAATATTACAAGTCCTGTGGCTAAGCCTAAGAGTAACAAATACGGGATCTAACTATGAAACTAAGAGAAATTGTAAGAGAAAGTGGTTATCATCATGGTCATGCTGATCCACAAGCACCTGCACTAGGTGGCAGAGAGAAACGTAGTTTTAAACATGCTGAACTACGCCACGAACTAAGTGACGAAACAAATAATATTGCTATTGCTATTAATGGCAAGACATGGAAAGTTGTACCATGCAGAGGCTATGCAGATAGTCGAGAAGAACGCGAATACCTACAACACATGCAGAACTGGGCTGAAAAGAAATCAGCAAGTTCCGGTAAAAAGTGGTCTGTGCATCTTACTGGTGCTCCGATTACAGAATCAGCTACAGCGGGTGCTACAAGTGCGGGTAATATAGCCAGTGTAGCTAATCCCACCGTAGCTTATAGTAAAACAACTAAACAACCTAAGAAAAAAGACGGTACAGCCGTAAACGGAGCCGATATTAAAGGCGTTAGTTTATTCGGCGGCCCAATGATAAAACGATAAATACATAAAGATAACGGAGTTTACCAAAATGCAAGATAATATGAATCCAGGTAGTGGCCCAGAACACGTAGATCGTGAAGGTGCTATGGCCAAGTCTGACTTATACAAGTTAGCTAATTATTCACTTAAATTATTCAAGAAACTACATGACGATGATCAGTTAGAGGGCTGGGTACAGGCTAAAGTTACTAAAGCTGCTGACTATATTGCATCAGTATACCATTATCTAGAATACGAAATGAAGTTTTCAGAGTATGGTCAACATTTAGACAATGTTGAAACTCTAAGCGAAAGCCAACGTGCAGAATTAAAATCACGTTTATTCGAAGCTAAAGAAAAAATGAAAGAGCTAAAGATGGCTCAAGCTAAGAAGGCTAAAGGTAAAGAAGAAGTTAAAGAAGGTACAGAAATGTGCCCAACTTGCGGTACTCCACATGCAGTTGCTACACAACCTAGCGAAAAAGCTCTTAAGGCTGCTAAGAAACATAAAGCACTACACAATTTTGTAGACAAAAAAATTAAAGATGCAAATGGTAACGGTATTCCAGATGACGAAGAAGTTGAAGAATGTGATTCTAGTTCAATGCCAGTTGCAGTAGTAGCTGAAGCAGAACACAAGAACAAAGATGCATTTGATGCGTCAGCTAAGAAAGGTGATACTTACAAAACTGCTAAAGGCGGTAAAGTAACTAAAACTGAAAAAGGTGTTCGTCATGAAAAACAATATTCAGACAGCTACAAAGGACACGGCGAAGGTAGTGATAAAGACCTAGACGAAGGTAAGAAAGCTAAACCGGATTTCTTAGACATGGACAAAGATGGCAATAAGAAAGAGCCGATGAAGAAAGCCGTAGCTGACAAAAAGAAAAATTCATTCGCTAAGAAAGTTGAAGAAGCTAAAAAAGAATTAAAGGGCAACCAAAAGAAGTTAGACGTCGACCATGATGGTGATATCGAAGCCGACGACTTAGCTGACCTACGTGCTGGTAAAAAAGAAAAGAAAGTCGACGAAGCTAAACCATCAGCTGGTCTAAGCAAAGCAAAGAAATCTGCTATTGTTAAGAAAGCTAAATCAGGTGGCGACATTGGTAAGCCAGGTAAGAGTTTTGACAAAGTAGCTAAGGCTGCTGGTGGTGGTGAGAAAGGCGAAAAGATTGCCGCTGCCGCTATGTGGAAGAACGCTAAAGAGTCAGTTGAATTGCAACCAGTTGTTATTGCAGAAAGTGCAGACTTAATTCGTCTTAAAGAATTAACACAAAAGTTGTTAGGTTAATATCATGAGAATGATTGATGTTGATGAAACACTATTAGACGAAGGTGCTATAGGGCAAATATCGGCGGGACGAACTGCACCGCAAGAAGATCCAACAGTAACCGATCTTAAGAACTTGTTGGCTACTGAAAAAGAACCTTGGAAACAAAACTTAACCAAGTGGCGTATTCAATATTACCTCGAAGGTAAAAACGATATAGAAAATCCAACTATTCCACTAGATGGGCAAGGCAATCGTAAACCAGTAGTTGATTCAGCAACTTGGATCAAACAAAATCCAACACTTATACAACGTGGTCTAGTACCAAATGATTGTTTACCTCCAGAAGCACAGCAACCTGGTATGATTGATCAGATCAAGAGTGGCGCTAGTGCTGTTGGTAACGCTGTTAAAGGCATATTCAAAGAAAGTACTGAATTAGATCAACTTAAAGAACTAACAAGTAAAATTTTAAAGGGCTAACACCATGGACATGAAGCGCATATTACAAGCGTTTGATGGTGTTGCTGAAAAACCTAAAGCACAA